AACACCCCTTCTAGGCAAGAAAATCGGTCCAATAAGCCGATGAAATCACACAAAAAAGTTGGGCCGGAAGGTCCTTCTTTTTTGGATTAGAATTGTTTTGTAGTTTTTTGGATTTTCCAGATTTTTGGGTTTTTTAGGACTACAAATGTTTTGTAGTTTTTTGCTGCTAAAAATGTTTTGTAGTTTACAACCCTAGATTACTAACTACAAAATGTTTTGTAGTTATTGTAGAAAATACCAAACTACAAAATAAAAACTACAAAAGATATGTAGTTCCATAGTATTGATAAGTAGAAGCCCGCCTCAAGGCTCATGGAGAACCGCAGCGTTACACCAACCGCCCCGCTAGTAATAAGCCCCCTTAAGGATGAGACAGGTGAATTATTCACCTGTACTACTCATAAAGCCGTTAAGTCGGCTATGAGTATAATAGAGTCAAAATACCCCGACGCTAAGTATGAAATACACTTACAGCCGGGTTATGCTATATTTGGCCTGATAACACTACCTAGAAAGACTATGATTACACTATTGAATAAAATACTGTCTGCGACCCTTGAGTTCGGTTATGTAGGCTCAAAAAATGACAGTTATTACAACCCTCACGGTACAAGAGTATTAGATGTAAAAATAACAGTTAACACCTCTAGTTATCGAGATGAGGCTAGAGTCAAAATCAGCCTTAGCACTTACGACCCTACAACGGAAGAAGAATAAGACGCAAAAAATTGGAGGGGCTTCGGCCCTTCCTTTTTTTAGAATCATATTAGTTTTGTAGTTTTTAATTTGTAGTTTTTCTTTTGTAGTTTTTGTTTTGTAGTTTTTTATTTTGTTTTGTAGTTTTTGGAAATGTTTTGTAGTTTTTCATTTTGTTTTGTAGTTTTGGGATTAGAAATGTTTTGTAGTTTTTGTTTTGTAGTTTTGCTTTTACAATGTTTTGTAGTTAATGTTTTGTAGTTTTTCCTTGAAAATGTTTTGTAGTGTTTTGTAGTTTTCTCCAAAGAATGTTTTGTAGTGTTTTGTAGTTATTACTAATATCCGACAAGACTATAAGTAATGCTTGAGTGGCTAAGTCATGGAGATAGTTATATTGCTATGTGTCCTAGTGAGTATGATGCTCGCTAAGACCCCAATTGATGACGCAGAACAGAAAAATGAAAGCACTAAAGTGTACAAACTTGATAGTTTAGGAAAACTAGAATGTTATTCTATTGAGGGTAGGCATGGTAATTGGTTTATCCGCCATAAGAGTAGATTAGGCACAGCAAACTATATGCCTGTACATACTATTAGACAGGCGAAAGAATGGCTAAAATGTATAGATGAAGGCATTGATTACCAAGAGATGCTCTTAGAGAAGAAAAGAGAACAACAAAAAATGTATAGAGAAAGGGCGAAGCGAAGAAGATGGGAAGCAAGCGAAGAGTATGATAGGCAGGAAAGATTGAGAGACTTAAAAATACAGGCTATGGAGATGGGCTTCCATGATATGTGGACTGATAGTGAAGGTCATGTATGTTATGGCCCTAGTGAGTATTTCCCTAATTATTATTAAACATAAAAAGTCGGGGGGTATATCCCCCCTTCTTTTTTGAAGTTAAAATGTTTTGTAGTTTTTTAAACTATTCATTTTTTTTATCTTTATGAATAACTACATATGTTTTGTAGTTATTGTTTTGTAGTTAAATGTTTTGTAGTTATTGTTTTGTAGTGTTTTGTAGTTAATGTTTTGTAGTTATCTACATGGTCTAAATCAAAACTACAAAACAAAAGATTTGTAGTTTCCAACATCTTAATAGTAATCGTGATGACGGCTGCTCATGGTCTGCAAATACACACCAACACGCCCGCTAGTAACTATTGAATACCTAGACGCAGGTTGCGTCCTTGAGGTCTATGACCTCGATGACCGCCCTTGCCGATGTCAAGGGGGTGTCTGAATGGGTACAGAGTTTATCTCTCAAGAGAGAGTATACACATCCCACGATACACCCGCCCGCCCGACTGGTGAAATATCAGTCAAGAGAGGTTCATATGGTAGCAAAGGAATGCTATTGATACACTTGAGTAGTGGCTTCGGCGACTATCAGCAAGTGTTCTTACAAGAGAAGCAAGTTATCGCCTTAATTCAGACTCTAGCAGCAACCCTAGACTATTCAAGCGCAGGTCATATGCCTCACCCGGTAAAGTGGCCGCCGACAGAAATACCGCCCGCATCTGAATCATTTTGGTTAGGCCAAACACACACAGAAGAATGAAAGCCCAAGTCCTCGGCCATGCTGCAACATGGTCGGGGCAATATTTTTGGATACATATGTTTTGTAGTTTTTTCTAACTCTAGTTTTTTTGGATTTTTTAAACTACATATGTTTTGTAGTTTTTTCTTTATGAAATGTTTTGTAGTTTTTGTTTTGTAGTGTTTTGTAGTTATTATGAAAAATCATAAAAATAGGTTCAAAACTACAAAACAAATTATGCTTCCAAATTACCGGAATCCGGTAAAAAATTACGATTAATTGAAATGTGCCAAATTAGCCCAAAATCAAACATTCAATAAAATCAGTAAAAAAATGTGCGAAATTAGGCTAAAATCGCAGGTGTCCGCCTCAAAAAAATATCGCAAAAATGTCAAAAAGCCGGGAGAAACTTAGGTCATTTCCGGTAAAATGAAACCGTTGTACTGCGTCTGAAAAAGTGCGAAATTAGCCCAAAATCGCAGTCATTGTGTTGATATACTATACTAGTGTAAGAGAGGACATGGTATCTGCTATGATAACTATTGAGGACGCATTAAGAATGATTGCTGTTGATGGAGAAGAAGTATCCGAACTTGTTCTTGCATCATGGTTCGGTGAGTTAATCACCACAAAGGAAGGTCTACGATACAAGACCATTCATAACATGATTAATCACGGTCTAGGCCGTGTTGTTATTCCTGTCGTAAATGGTATGTCTGACTCCTTGAAACACCCTGCATTAAGAAGCAGTCTCCTTGAAGGTGATTGGAGAGCGAACGTATACAACAAAGACCACGCAGGCCGTATCATTAATTCAACATCAGAAGAACAAGAGAAAGAACGCCGTTCAAATGCTGCTGACTTAACCACTGGCTTAAGATATCCTTGTCATGTTTGTACTGATGGGGCTTGCTTCGTTAATCCTTACAACGGGTTCACTACTTGCGGCCTAATATGGGATAATTCAACAACCGAGGTTCTAACTGGTGATATCGCTAAGACATTACATCAAGCAGTCAATACAGGGCTTCTAATGGCTAAGAAGACTCATGTTCTAGGTCTTGATTACAGAGGTCAAGTATACATCGGCAAGACAAAGACTCTTCGAGTTAATTCCGGTGCAGGTAAGACAGGCGGATTCAAGGACTTTGCGAGTAGATACGTTAGTACTTGTGATGCCTGCGGTTCAAAATCATGCAAGGCAAATAATGACGCTAAACCATGCGGCGATAAGCCAATGAGATATACTCTAGTTTGGTCGAATGTTTCCGGTCTAGTACAAGTCGGATTAGATGAGAGACAAGACACATATGAAGAGGTTCTAAGCATACTCGGTGCTGCTGTCGGTGGCTCTGATAATCTAGTTATCAGAACTCGACCATTTAGCCACCTAGGAGTTACCCAGTAAGTTTGGACTCGGTGAGGGCTTCGGCCCTTGCCGTTTCCTTACCTTCTAAGGACGATTTAAGACACGCAAATTAAATCAAGGTCAAATCGGGCAGCCCCCTCAAAACACGGCTTTAAAACGCCTGTTTTGGGGGGTATTTTCAGTAGGTCCTAGCAATCGCCAAAAACACAAAAAACACGTATCCCTTATTAGCCAACCGTCGTACTGAATACTTATAATTTTTTTTGAAAAATATTTTTTTAATTTTTTTTCCACTGTCTTATCATGCTTTTTCTTACGCCTTTCCAAAGGTACTCTTCTTTTAAAGGTAACTCTCTCATATATCTAAAAACACTACTGGGATAAACTGGCGACCAACGCACAGGAACCTTACTATTTATTTCGTGGCAAATCTCGCTAGTTTCTCTCCACTCATCGAAGTAGCCTTCTGTTAGTAATGTCTCAACAATTTTTCTATACAATTTCTTTCTTGGTAACGGTCCCGCCATTAAAATCCTCTCCTATTTATCACTCTTCCACCAATGGATGTCGTTCTATCTCTAGGTAGTCCTTGTTTTGTTCCGCCCATCCATTCTCCACCACTCATTGTTTTCATAACTACTGGCATATCCGGTGTTCTGTATGTGAATTGGTCTATGGCGTGTGCAAAAGCCATAACTGTATCGTTATGTCTACCTAGGTCTACAATTATTCCATCACGCCAAGCATGGGTTTTTAATTCGTCAAGTAATATCTCGACTAACCTTCTAGTTTCATCGTTTCCATAGGGGAATATTATCATCTCTCTCTCAAACCAAACCCTCAATCTGTTAAGCAGTCCTTGTTTAAGTGTTCTATTACTAACCTTACTAGGTCTATAATCAACCATAGCCCCTTTTTGTTGTATAAGAGCATCGTACAATTGTTGGAAGCCTACGTCTTCCGCAGCCACAGGTGCAGAATATCTTTTAGCCATTTCAATCAATACATCTGCTTGTTTATCCGGCGGGAAGTCATTTCTTCTCCACATATTTACAAAGTGAACAAAACCTTGCTCATCTTGTCTTAAGACAATAATAACTGTGTAGTCTTGCCCTAAACCTTGTGAGGGGTCAAAACCAAGAACGTATCTGTTGTTAGGTAGTTTGTCGTTTTGTAAAATAGTATCCATATCCAAACCCTTTCTAACTAAGTTATTAGGATAAACTGCTGCGTCATCATCGACTACTCTGCATAAAAACTCTTGAGCAAACTCTAAGTCCCCAATAGCCGCTTTTTGTTCCATGAGATAATTAAGGCTTCTATGTTCCGGCCATAGTGGTATTGCTTTTATTGTTTCACCACTACTTTTCCATTCATCGTAGTTTTTTATCGCACCCCAAGTACCTGTTTTCCAAGTAGGGTTATCTAACATTTCTGTGTGATAAAGGTCTGTCATAGACATAGGAGTACCTACTACATATATAGATGATTTGGGGTCTAACATAGGAGTAATCGCTTTCCTAAACCATTGTTGTAATGTGCGAGGCGACATATCATCAGAATCAACTAACACATCATCAAATGCTACACACGCAGGATGTTCCCCACGAATAGCAGAACCAACGGACGTAGCCATTATCCACGCCCCATTAGTGAAATGTATTTCCGTTTTATTACCTTTCTTTGGGTCTAAGTACCTAGACAATTGAGGATGTCTTTTCATATCATCTCTAATTTCTTGTAGTCTTCTTATTGCCGTATCTTTACTAGCACTAATCAACCAACAAGTAAAAGGTCTGTTGTTGTTCCACTTGTCGAAAAGACATTGATGTAATAGTTTTACCCTAAGAGTAGTACTCTTACTGTGGCCTCTTGGTGCAATAATACAAACACGATGTACTTCCGAACCTTTTCTATCACCATACATATCCATCCATTCGTCTATATGATTACCCCAAGTATAACCTAACCATTCATAAAAATACTTAACACTAGTCCTACTACGTTCCATAGCCAAATCTTGTTTAAAACTCATAATGGGTGCAACTCCTTTTTACTACAATGAGGACATATTTTAGTTTGTGCTTTAGTTAACAACATACGTGGTGCAGTCCATCCGCAGGACCAACATTTAGCAGCAGTCCACATTTATCTCACCTATTCATGTAATACTGGCGCGAACAAACTACCAATCATTCCTAATTCTTCATCAATCATATAAGCAGAAAGACCTGCCCTAGCCATAACGTATCCGTTTCGACTATGGTATCTATCCTCTCCCGCTAGACTAGGTAATTGGAATATCAAGCAACCACCCATTTCTTTAACAGATTGATGATGTAAATGTCCGTGAAACCATAAGTGGTTTTGTGTGTTACCCCAATCCTTTCTTGCTTCGTTAGCCATTAGAGAAGATAGTTTACTCATAACCTTACCATCTCCGTGAGTAAAACCAATTAGATTATTACCGTATGTAACATATTGCCTAATGTTAGGACTTAGTGTAATACTTACATCTTCACAAGATTTATAGTAAGCATCAAGATACATCATTAACATAATACTTGTATGTCTGTCGTGATTACCACCCATGAATACTAACTCTACATCACTCACTGTTCTAAGTAAATCTATATGCTTTCGCGCAAGATTACATCCTTGCATAAGAATCTGTGCAGGTGTAGCGGCCATATCCTGTGCTGTACCTTTTGTAGTAGTACCTATATCATTATCAACGTGAAACCAATCAGAACCAACGCCCACGAAAAACTTATCCGGTTTGCTAGGCAACCTACAAAGTAATTCCTCTGTTTTACCTAATACTCTTGCTTCCGCAGTTTCCAAATCATATGTTTGTCCTACCTCATCAACCCAACCATATTTACCAAAATGTAAATCTGTTGGTGATAAAACTACTGCATAATTACCTTTGGATTCCATAGGTCGGCTTTTTATAGGAGCAGGTTTTTGTTCTGAAAGAATCTCAAAAAACTCTTTGGACAAACCTTCTTCTAGTAATGTGTAAGCCTCTGCTTGTTTTTCTATTTGCTTCCACTTCTTGTTTTCCGCTTTAGTCATTATCTCTATCTTACGAATGTCTAAAAACTTATCAACCATATCATCAAGAGTATTAGATATAACTTCTTCATCAGTAAATGGTTGCATACCATGTTTCCACTTGTTTACTCTAACATATTCAGATACAACACTAGCGGGCATTTCAAATTGCCTAGCCATATCGTCAATTGTTAATCCGCCGCCTACATCAGAGTATTTTTGTTTCATGGCTCTATGTTTTTCGCCATCTACAACAAGTAACCCCTCTATAATATCCATCATAACAATATATTTGTCGTTAGATTCATCATAATATATCTTAGAACCAGTAACTTGTTCGGGTGCTTCTAAATTGTAATCTCTGAATGTATTACCTTTCTTCACCCATCTAGTTATTGCTACGCGCCATGCGTGTACACTTCTAGCAGGTTCAACACTGTGTAAAAACTCCGCAAACTCCATAGTAGAAGTAAAATGTCTGTCAGTAGCAAACTTTTCAATCAATTCTGTTCCGCCGGTATATTTCGCCATGTACCTTACTTACTACGAGGGTATATAACCATTTACGTTTATTTTTTTATTAATTACACCTTTAACAAAAAAAATAAAACGATTGACTGCAAGCCTATAATTAATTAAGTTTATTTCTTCAAAGGTATGTATCTGTAAGGGCCTCTCTAATTACCAGTTAAGTTATTACTACTATTAGTTACTGTAAGTAACTTTCTCTATTATAGAAAAAATAAAAGAAATAAACAATAAAGCCGCAGTAAAGCGTTTAATTCTTTTTAAAAAACACCAAAAAAACAAAATTAATTAATCCAAATGATTAAAAGACAAAATGAATGTGGGTACATTATGGCGGAGCGTAGCAGGTGGAATATATTCAGACCTAAAGTAAAAAGTGAACCTAAAAACCCTATATTAGAGAGAATGGGTTTGGTTAATGAAAGTTTTAGTGCAGTAGCAGGTGTACCCGATATTGTTAGAAATACTGAGAGATTAAGGAAGGATAGTAACTTTGACAATGAGTTTGAGTTATTTGACAATATGCTAAAGTTAGACCCCGAATTAAATGGTGCGGTTCGTGCTGTATCTCTTACGGCTAATAACTACGAAATTAATTATAGTCGAGGTAAAAACTCACAGATACGTGAGGCAATACGTGACTTAGTAGAAGATACCCTTGACTTTGACGACATTATGATTAATGCTATGCGTAATCTTATGGTTTATGGTAATGACATCAATAAAATTGTTGGGAAAGATGGTGTTGGTGTTACTGACCTACAAAGTTTACCCGTAAAACAAATTACTATTGTTGACGAAAGAGGTGGCTTAGGTTCTTACTTCGTTGCCGATGAAGACAACCCAATAATTACACCAACTACTTACATGGTACGAGAAGCCACATCTTACGAAAGGGCTATACCCGCACGTGAAATATTACATATACGAATTGATTATAGAAGTAATTGGTTTACAGATAACAAAGGCAGAAAGACCTATGGTGTTTGGGGTGCAAGTAGATTTACTTCGCTAAAACAACCAATACGCATGAAATATAATAGTATGAATAACAGAATCAGTCTTGAAGATTCTATGACAAAACAATTTATCACAATCGACAAATCTGCTATCGAACACATACAAGACCCTGCGGAACAAGCACAAAGACTACAATATATTATGGATGAGGTAATTACTTTATTCGAGGGACTACGAGGCGACCAAATACCAGTTTTACCTCACTATGTTGAATTGCATCACGTTGATGTGGGTAATTCTGTTCCTAATAACACAGGCTTCCTAGACACAATTAACGCAGACATAGCAGCCGTACTACAAGTACCTAGAGTAGCAGCAGGTCAAGAAAAGGGTTCTACCTTTGCTGCAACATTTAACGCTAATCTTTGGGCCGTTCAAGCAATATCCCGTATGCATAAGATATTAGCCGAATCAACAACAAAAATGTTTATGACGCATTTAGACCTACTAGGTATTAGTTACCGTAAACAAGATTTACCTACAATTAAGTTTGAGGCTATGGATAGTGAGACACCGTTGAATGTAATGCAAAGAGTTACAATGGGTTACAATTCGGGTATTCTTACCTTAAATCAAAGTCTTGATTTGTTAAACTTTCCAACCATAGGCAAGGATGGAGAAGAAAGAGTCACACAAACAAACACACAAACCGGAGAATTACCACGTGAAAACTCACAAGACAGTGCTTCGGATATGGTGGATTGATGATTCTTTTACCAATAGCGTTTTCAATAGTAGTTTTAGTTATTTACATTGAAAGATTAATAAGACACACGAAGGATGAGAAGATTATGGCGAAGTTGAGATTAGGAAACCCTAACGAAATATTGATGCTTATTTTTGGTTTAGGTGTAGTTCTAGCGTGGGTTATTATCGCTGCAACAGCATCGTATTACAGTATTGTCGAAGTTAGAGAAATAACCGACAGTCAATTGACTGTTATTGGTCTTTTAGGTGGTCCTGCACTTCTTATCATAACTAGCGTACTTGATTTATTCAAGGGTAAAGAAGGCGCAAAAATCAATATTCTACCTGACCAATTAGCCAGTGATGTTACCGCAACAGAAGCAGTAGACGCACATACAAGAATGTTGGAAGAATACAAACTAAAGCATGACCTAGAAATGGAAAAGATGCAAAAACAACACTCATTAGATATGGAAGCATTCCAAATTACCAACAAAAAGGTGAAGGAAGAATGAATAGTAGCATTTGGTGTGGCTTTTGTACTCTAGGTAATTGTTTTGAATGCTCCGAAGGTCAAGAGTAAGTTAATAAGACATTCCTAATCTCCAAGAGTTATGTCATGTGGTTGCGGATGCGGTGGCGAAAAAGTTTCTTATGAAGAATGGGGCGAAGAAGATGTTACTGCGGCAGAATATCAAGGCCGTAAAGTTACTCTCAATAAGCCTTTTCGTACAAAGGGCGGCTCTAAAAAGTTCGGAGTTTATACTAAAAATGGTAGCGGTAATGTAGTCATAGTAAGATTTGGCGACCCTAACATGGAAATTAAAAGAGATGACCCCGCTAGAAGAAAAGCGTTTAGGTCTAGGCACAATTGCGACAATCCCGGCCCAAAATGGAAGGCACGTTATTGGTCTTGCAGACAATGGCGTGGTGGTAAAAAAGTAGAAGCAGGTATGGAAGATTATATATTCTCAACACCCGAAGGGGCAAGACAAAAATCAACGGAAATAGGATTTGGTGGTGAAATACACAGCGACCAAATGGCTGACGGAACACCTATGTATTTCCCCGGACCTAACGAAGAAGAGTTCCAAATGTGGTTTGATAAAAATGATTCTCACGATGCAAGCGCATCAGAATGTAATTGTGGTAACGTAGAAGCAAAAGACGCAGACGACCCTTGCACAGAAGGATACGAACAATACGGTATGAAAATGAAAAATGGAAGAAAAGTACCTAATTGTATACCTATCGCAGAGGCGGAAGCAAAAAGAAAGGCGGAAGCAGCAGAACCTACACCAAAAGACGATGAAAGCCATGATGAGTATATGTCTCGCTGTATGGAGATGGGTTATTCAAAAGAACAGTGCATGAAAGCACATGAAGGTCATGAGTTCAAAGAAGAAGCATATTACAAAAAGAAAGAGGATGAAGAAGCATCCTATCACAGTTCATGTGGTGTAGGAGAAAAAATGGTTGACGGTAAATGTCAAAAAGTAGCAGTTACCCTAGATTTAGATATTGATGATATTAAAGCGGTTCTTATTGCCGAGACAGGAGATACTATTATAGAAATAAGCGGTGTTGCATTCCATGAAGGAATGAATAAAAACAAATGGTCGCTTACACCGGAAGGTGCTATGTCCGTAGTAAGACAGATGAAAGATAGCGATTTGACACTATTACATCCTAAAGCCAATGAAAACGGTGCAGGATTTTCAAGAAACATTGATGGTGGTTTAGAAGAAGCCAACGTAGGTTATATTGTTGGTGCTTCTTTCTTCACAACAGAAGATGGGTATGAAGTAAGATATGTTGCTCATGTGACTAGACAAGAAATGTTTAGTAGTTTTGATGACGGTTTATGGATGCAAGAAGGATACGGAGTAAGTATCGGTGGTTCCGGTGTACCTGTGGATGCATCGGAAGACGGACTTGTTTTTGGTGAAGATTTCACATTCGACCATTTGGCGTTAGTCAAAAAACCTGCATATGAAAGAGCAAATGTAGAAAGGGCGGTTAGAAAGAAAAAGGAAGAACAATTACCAATAGCCGGTGAAGAATCGCAAACCTTTATAGGTCATTCAATTGCTGACGTTAATCAACCAACGGTGAAAAGTATGACCGAAGAAGAAAACACAGAAATAAATTACGAAGCAAAAATTGAGGCTATACAAGCAGAGTTAGTTTTGGCTAACAGCCGTGTGGCTGAGTTCGAGGCTCAAGTGGCCGCAAAAGCAGAAGAAGAAAGAGTTAGTTTAGTTACTAAGGCATCCGAATTAGGAATGTCCGGTCACGATGACCTTTCTACTCCTACATTAGAAACACTTATCGCATCTTGGGAAGCGGCTCACCCTGAGCCAACACCAGTAGAGATGACACCAGTAGTTTCAATGGAGAAAACAGTTGAAGATGTTAAAGCATCACAAGATACTCCAAAAGTTGAAAACTACCTTAACGGTAAAATCGTTGCTAACGATGAAGCCATTTACGCAAAAGCATGGAACGCATGGGCTTCCGCTTGGAACCAAACACTCGCAGTTGATGAGAAAGGAAGAATGAAGGCTCAACGCTACGATACACTAAAGGAGATGAACTAAGATGGTACAATATTCAGGAAATGACCCAAGACACGCAGTTGATATACAAGAAACTTTTGCAGGAAAAGGATTCCTAGTAAAATATGACGCAAGCGGACTTCTAAAGACTGCTAGTGTAACAGATACACCAATCGGTTATTCTGCGGCTGAATCCTCACGTGGTGAGGACCAAGAATTAGAAGCGGCAGGAACAGCAACATTATCTGTATTGCCTCTTGACGGATTAGTTTACCTTGTTGCAGCAGGAACAATTGCTGCACCTAAGTTTGGACTACCAATTTATGTTTCACAAACTGCTTCCACTAACGGAACAGTAGACGACGATTCCTCTAACAGCGCAGTCCTTGTGGGCTACTACTGTGGAGATGAGACTGCAATCGCAGCAGGAGACTTAATACCAGTATGGTGTTAGACTTAAAATGGAGAAATAAAAGGAGATAAATATTATGAACAGTACACTAGAAGAAATATTAAACGTCGAAGCAGCAACAGGACCTTTCGCACCGGGCGATTCAGTCTTAGAGCAAACATTAAGAGACTTCATTCAATTGCAGTCTAACACAATCGCTATCGCAACCGATTTAGTCGGTGTTAGAAGCGTTCCTTGGCTATCATTTACATGGTACACAGGAGTTATTGGTTCTTTCACATATCCATTGGATGATGTGGCACTAACTGACCCAACAAACATTGGTACACAGAATTACAGTACCAAACTTGAGAAGGGTCAAGGTCGTGTAACTTTCCTAGACGCAGTAAGACTACGTGGTGAATCTTTCGAGAACATCGACAGGCAGCAAATGGGAATTGTACGTGCAAGAGCAGATACAATTGACAATCACATCCTAACAACACTTGCAGCAGGAGCAGATAATTCAGTAGCAGCAACAGCAACTTTCGGAAGCGGTTCAGCAGACGAAGAAGGCGACATTCTTGCATTAATGGATGACATCTTTGCTAACGCAAAAGTTTCCGGTAACGAGCCTCTTGCTCTAGTATTACCTGCTGATAAGAGAAGTGCTATCCTAAACACAACACTATACGGAAACGTAGTTGAGTCACTAGGCGACCACTTGGCTAGAATCGCAAACCTAAGAATCTACTACACAAGAGATTACGGAGCATCAGGCGCAATCGGTAACGACGCAATTATGCTAGTACCGGGTGCTGAGACAGCAGAGTTCTTTACATACAACGGACCGGGATTCCAAGAGACAGAATTGACAAGATTACCGGGTGTAGGATATGATTGGCTATTAACAGGATACATGGGTAGCGTTATCCACGAACACCAAGATGGTGCAAGTGCTGATAAAACCCACAGAATAGTTAAACTAACCGGAGTCCGTGCTTAAATACGGACGGTGGTTAAATGCCTAAAGAAACTAAAAAAACTACTAAAAAGTCTTCTCCTAAGAAGACTACTAAGGCTGCTGCCCCTAAAAAGGCTGCAAAAAAGAAGCCTAGTGGCCCGACAAAGGCTGCTATGGCTTCTGCCTTGAAAGAAAAAGGTATTCCATTACCGGATTCCGGCGAAACAAGTGATATAGAACATCGTTTGAGACATTGGAAATCCGGCATGGGTTACATGGTAAGATTGCATCGAAACGCAGGTGCAAGATACAAAGACCATCCTTTATCATTATTAGATGCACCTAGAAAAGCATTATATTGGTTGCCCGACAGCGAGATGACAGAAACTATTCTTAAAACTCGCAGAGTCGTAGTAGTAGGCCGAGCAAGCGAACCTTCAAATAACATGATAGTTATTGATGTTCCATCGGACTATGATACACGATTCTAGGGGTGACAATAAATGGCTTTCGTAATGGGTGATTTGGTAATAGAAGATGGCGATACTCTTTTCGATACTAATATTACCGTAAATACAATACGAGATTTACTAAACAGGCCACGTGGTCTTAACAGTGGTACTATTGTAGAGTATGTCAATATGCGTAATACACAGATTAGTAAGAAAACACGTAAGACTAATTATGTTGGAGTCGATTCAACAAACGCACCAACAACAGCAGAAATAGAAACTGCTATTAAATTGGTTGTTTGTGTTGACTGTCTGCGTGTTCTTATAGATACTATACCTGCGGTTGTACCGGAAAAAGAACAAGGTACATCCGATATTAGATTTAATAAACAATTAGCATCTTTTGAAAAACAAGCCCAAGATGCATTGTCTGTAATAGAAGAGAAAGGTGGTACTGCATTTTACGTTAAAAGTACTGCTACAAAAGTAAGTGGTACAACAGGCGGCGAATTATCCGGTTCACTTACAAGTTAAGTGAGGGGAATAAATGGTAGCGACAACATATTTTTGGCAAGGTAGTGCTAATTCTAGCCCCAACGACGGAGACAATTGGTTAGACCCATTAGGTCCTTCAACTGGAACTGCACCGGCAGATGGTGATAGTATAGTCTTTGATTCTACATCTGATGGTAATAATGATTGTCAATTCGATAGTGCTAACTTCCCTGCCAGTGGCGAATTAGTAGATGTTACTATTAGTGCTAATTTTACAAAGTTTCTTACTACTAGCACAACTACTAGTATTAACTTAGATGGTAAATTAGAAATAAATGTCGGTGAAAAAATAAAACCGACACATTCTATGACATTCGATTTTAATACCGCAGGTACTACAACAGTATATGATGGTAATGGTGACTCTTATACACACAAACCGCTAGTTATCTACAATGTAGCGGATAGTATGTTTAGTAGTGAAAGTGCTAGAGCATTAGTCACATTTAACTTTGGCGCACTAAATCTTAGTATGATAGATGGTATCTATCCTAATATTACTTTTACCGGAACAATATATACAAAGTCAATTTATTCTAACAATTCAAGAAGTTTACATAACACTTATGGGTCGGTTGATATTTTAGATTTTAACGGTGGTAGTATAGATTCCACATTATATAATATTTATGATTACGATAAACAGTTTTTATTTGAGAAAGGTTTTACATCTATCGGACAATTCTTTAGATTCGGACATACCACAGCAAGATTTAAAAGTTATAGAAGTAGCGGTACAGGTTTAGTTATATTCCCTGCTACTGGTGAATTAAATAGTGCTGCTTTTGGTAATGATACTAACAATAATTTTTATACACAATACAATAAAATAATTATAGAAAACAACGATAGTGCTTCTAATTATTGGTTGCTTAGAGAAACAATAGAATGTAATGAATTAATTATTAATGATGGTGGTAGGTTTTATGGTCCTTCAACAGCAACAAAGGCTGCATCAATAAGATGTGTAAAAAGACCGACATTAAAAGGCGACTGGAACTTTAGACAAATAACAGACGGTATTTATGAAAGTATAGGTGATTCTACTAATGTATCAGTTTATCATGGTGGTACAGGTAGACAAACCCTAGAGAAAAATGCAATCCTTTATGGCGACGGTATGGACCGAGTAGGTTTAGATACAGACTTTACATACGACCCAACAGAAAAGTTCATTGAAGTTGAGAAAATTAAATCACACATTGTTATCCAAGTAAAAAATGAAACGGGTAGCACTATACCTAAAGGTGCGGCAGTTTATGTTGATGATAA